GTGATTTTATTGATTATGCGGGATATGCCGCGCGTGTTGGTGAAATTGTGTCTAGCCGTGCAATGTCCAGCCCAACCATTATTAACAATTTGGAAGTACGGTCAGGATTTATTGGCAATGCTCTTTCAAATCCAACTGTTTATCAAACGTTTTCCTACCCACCACCCACGCCTATTGCCAATAGCGTTGTTGTTGTTCCAAATGATCCGTGGGTTGTTCCATCCAACAATTCGCAATCAAGTATTTCGCCAATGGCGCGATTTAGAATAATGATGTTTGTTCCTTTATTGGACAATCAAGGAAACTTAATTGGGATGGAAGATATTGTGGTGGCGGTTTTCGGGAAGTTGGCCGCCGCCACATATCTTTTGAACATTTCAGCGGTGAGTGCCCCCACGGTTTTAAACGCGCCCACCGGAGATTTACTACAATCAGACATGACCATTGAAATTTTGACAACCTGGAGTTGATGATATGAGCAAATACAAAGTTTTGGTGAAGAAAGTTGTTGGCGTGGAAGCCGGCGGCGTGGTCACCAATGACCAATTGGCGGGGCTAGATGTGGAATCACTTATTGCCAATGGGTTTCTGCAAGAAATCAAGGAAACGCCAAAAAAGAAAAGTGAGGATGAAGAATAAATGGCAATACAATTAAATAACGGGTGCGTTGTCACCGTCAATGGCGTGGATTTGAGCGATCACGTCACAGCGGTCACAATTAACCAATCATTTGAAGAACTAGACGTGACCAAAATGGGCGATTTGTCCAGAGTTTATACTAAGGGTCTAGAATCCGGGAGCGTGTCAATTTCATTTCTAAATGATTACGCCACCGGTGAAGTTGCGGCAACGCTTCAATCACGTTGGGGATTAGTCACAGATGTCAAGGTGAAACCTTTGAATCAAGCAATTTCCAGCCAAAATCCTGAATATCAAATGCAGGTGTTGATTAACAATCTGACACCCGTTGCGGGTGATGTCGGTTCCATCAGTACTCAAGATGTCACATGGAATTTTGTGTATCCAATGGTTGTGGACACTACCCCGTAATAACTAACCCATGAAAGGGGCTAGACATGGCAAAATTAAAAGTAACACGCACCAACGGTGAAATTAACGAATATGAGATTTCACCGAAAATTGAATATCAATTTGAGCAATGGAAAAAAAAGGGAATCCACCGTGCGTTTCGTGAAGACGAATCGCAAACGGATGTGTATTACCTTGTTTGGTTGGCTGTCAAAGACAGCGGCGAAGTTGTTAAAGTCTTTGGGGAAGACTTTTTGGCCACATTGCGAAATGTAGAGGTGTTAGACAGCGACCCTTTATAGGATTGGCGGGCAAGGACAATATCCATTATTTGATTGCGTCCTTGTCTGTCGAAACCGGCATTGCACCATCCGAATTTCAAAAAATGGATAGGGTAATGTTAGAAATGATGTTAAAAGTTCTCAGGGAAAGGGCAAAGGCCATTGAAAACGCAAGCAAATCAGTTGCAAGGCGTAGATGAATTTGTTAAAGCCCTGAAAAAATATGATCAGGATTTGTTGAAATCCGTTCAAGGTGAAATCAAACAGATTGCCGCTGGAATGGTTACAGAAGCCAAGGGATTTGTACCGTCAGCCGCACCCCGCGGCCTTTCTAATTGGGAAGAACAAAAACCGGGTGATCAATGGTATCGGTTGAGGTTTGACGCTTCCCGTGTTCGGGCGGGCATTTATTTATCATTTGCCCGGCGCCGATCCAGTTATGGTGGATTTTTGAAGGCCGGTTCATTAAACAAAGGGTGGTTTAGTCAAGTGTCATTGGTAAACACCACGGGTGCCGGTGCGGTTTATGAATTGGCCGGGCGGCGCAATCCCAATGGAAGACCACCTGCCCCACGGTATAAAGGCATAAGCAAATTAGTTAGGCCGGCTGTTAACCTCAAACGTTACAACAACAGCCGCAACCCTAATGCGGGAAAACAATTTGTTGAAGCAATTGAATTTGAATCAGGAATTGTTGTGCGCAATCAACAAGGACGGTTAATTTTGCGGGCATTTGATAATCACAAAGCGGAAGTGGTGCCAGCGGTCAAAATAGCCATCCTCAAAGCCCGGGATACTTTTTACAGCCGGTGTGCAACCGCACCACGGTTAACAGAGTTGCAAGGGGCTAACCAACAAACAAAGGCGGCGGCATGAGCCAACCGGCCATTGAAGCCCCCATTGTTTCTACCTTTGATCCCAAGGGTGTTCAACAAGCAACTAAGGGTTTTGGCAATTTAGAAAAATCGTTTAAGAAATTTGGTTTGGCGCAAAAATTATCATTTGCCGCATTGACCACGTTGGCCGTCAAGTATGGACGGGAAGCGGTTAAAGCCGCGGCCGCAGATGAAGCCGCACAACGCAAATTGATTGGAACGTTGCGAAATTTGGGCAAGGAATATGCCGCAACAGGCGTCAATCAATTTATTAAGCAACAAGAAATTGCGTCAGGTGTTTCCAAAGATATTTTGCGCCCCGAATTGGAAAAACTTATGTTGGTCACCGATACGGTTGGCCAAGCCCAAGATTTATTGGCCACCGCCCTTGATGTGTCGGCCGGGTCTTCCTATTCGCTAACCCAAGTGACCAGCGCATTGGCCAAAGCCCAAACGGGTAATTTCAGCGCGTTGAAGAAAATGACATTAGGTATTGACAGCGCAACTTTGGAATCCGGCAATTTGTATCTAGTCCAACGCGATTTAAACCGATTGTTTGCCGGTCAAGCGACCAAAGCAAATCAAGGTTTAGCCGCGGACATGAACAAAATCAGAATTGCCGCGGCCAATGCCAAAGAAGAAATTGGCAAGGGGTTAACCAAATCTATTGACGCGTTTATTCAAGGCGCGGGTGGGGTAGATAATGTCACCCGTTCCATGGAAACCTACGCCACCACAGTTTCTATGGCTTTGGCCAGCACGGAAGGTTTGTCACGATCATTAGGCAAGATTGTCAATGCGCCGGGCATTTTGGCCAATTTATCGGTGGATATTGCGGAAGGATTATCCAAAGCATTGGGTGGAATGAAAGCCCCCAAAGGTTTTGGTGCTGAAACCTTCAGTGAAGATAAAAGAATGTTTCAACGCGTGCAAAATCTTAAATACCAATTAGATTTGACAAAGAAGACAACCACAGAAGAAAAGAAATTAAGCGATTTACGCAAAAAAAGTGCCGCCACCACCAAGTTGGAACAAATGTTTAATAATGATTTGGTGAGCATTAACGCGGCGTTGCAAAACAAAGTTACGGATGAAGTGCGGGGCAGACTTATTGCCTTGCGGGCAACGAAAACAGAAGACCAAAATGATGATCAAAAGGCCATCATGGAATTGATTGCTTTGCAGAAAAAACGGGCGGATGACGCGGTGACCAATTGGGAAGCGGAATCAACCGCCGCCAAAAAATCATTAGATCAACAATACGCAGATTATTTGGCGTTAGTTCAAAAATTCAAAGACAATGCCATTGAATTGACCTATAAAATGAGGGTTCAACAAGTATTAGAAAGTTTGCCAAGCCAAATTCAAAGCACCAACCCAACGGTGGTTGCTATGGCTGACGCGACCGCAAAAGTTTTGGGCGTAACGACGGCAACGGAAGCGCGGGCAGAAACCGCGCGTCAAGCCGCTGTTGCCCCTAGTCTTAGTCCGCAGGTGTCCGACTTTTTAGCAAAAATGCGCGAAAAACAAAAAGCGTTAGAAGCCGAAAGTATTGTGGCGCAACGTGATTTTATTGATTATGCGGGATATGCCGCGCGTGTTGGTGAAATTGTGTCTAGCCGTGCAATGTCCAGCCCAACCATTATTAACAATTTGGAAGTACGGTCAGGATTTATTGGCAATGC